AGATTTTTAGTTGATGAGAATCTGGAAAATTATATGGCAGTTCATAATTGGATGACTGGTTTGGGATTTCCAGAAACAACTCAACAATTTAGGGATTTAATAACGAATGATGATGGCGTAAGAGATTTAAAAGAACAGTTCAGTGATGGAAGTCTTCACATTTTAAATAGTAATTTCAGGGATATTGCTATTGTAAAGTTTAGGGATTTATATCCTACATATTTGAATTCCTTAGATTTCGAAGCAGGTGATACTAATATCAACTACTTTACAGCAGATGTCACTTTCAAGTATACTATCTACAATGTCTTAGCTGCTGACAACAGAACACCCTTATGAACCTTGATCAAATTCAGGAGATGTGGGAAAAAGATTCCCAAATCGACCCCGATAATTTACATGATGAATCATTAAAAATTCCACAACTTCATTCAAAATATTACACTTTATATAATACCATTACTCTTTTGCGTGAGAAGGCAAGAGGAACTTATAATCGTATAAAATTAGAAAGATATAATTACTACACAGGAAAGGCAACAGCAGAGGTTTATGCCGAAGAACCATTTCCGTATAAGGTTAGAGATAAAGAGGCATTACAGAGGTATATGGATGCCGATGAGAAGTTAAATACTATTGATTTGAAAGTTCGTTATTATGATGTAATGCTTAAGTTCTTGGAAGAGATTATCAAGACAGTTTCAAATAGAACTTTTCAAATTAAAAACTCAATCGACTGGCACAAGTTTCAAGCAGGATTTAACTAATGGAAGAAAACTATTATAATATTGAAATGAATATTCAATCTATTCGTATCATACATAATGGTCTCGGACAAGCAGTTCAAAAATGGTCTGGGGGAGAACCAGAAGAACAAATGAACTTAATCGCAATGAGAGATAATTTTTATAGAGTTATCCTAGAACATCAGTTTGACAACACGAACTAAATACTTGTAGGTGAACCTATGAGTTATGTCTCATTTGATTATATCAAAAAAGAATGAAGTATATTTACAGGTTAAGGCAGAACCTCACGTATACTACGAATTATCAGACCAGTTTACCTTTGAGGTTCCTGGTGCAAAGTTTATGTCCTCGTATCGTAGTAAATACTGGGACGGAAAGATAAGATTATTTAATACCCAAACAGGAGAGATTTATGTTGGGTTGTTAGATAAGGTTACAAAGTTTTGTGATGACCACGGATATACTTATGAGTTCGTAGATAATAAGTATTATGGTCTTCCTTTTGAGACGAATGATTTTATCTCAAAGGAAGGTGTGAAAGATTATATGAATGCTATTTGTAAGTATTCACCGAGAGATTACCAAGTTGAGGGAGTATACGACGCCTTAAAACATAATAGAAAATTGTTGATATCCCCAACTGCTTCTGGAAAGTCTCTGATGATATATTCTCTTGTGAGATATTACGTTGAGAAGAAACAAAATATTCTGATAGTCGTTCCGACGACTTCGCTAGTAGAGCAGATGTATAAAGACTTTGCAGACTATGGTTGGGATGTAGGTTCATATTGTCACAAAATCTATGCAGGGAAAGAAAGAGAAACAGATTCTCAAGTCATTATTACCACGTGGCAGTCTATTTACAAACTTCCCCGCAAATACTTTTCTAGATTTAATGTAATTATCGGAGACGAAGCACACCAGTTTAAATCAAAGTCATTAATATCTATAATGTCTAAACTTGCTGATGCAAAATATCGTTTTGGTTTTACTGGAACACTTGATGGAACACAAACACATAAATGGGTTCTTGAGGGATTGTTTGGTGCTTCGTACAAAATCATTCGTACCGAAGAGTTGATGTCGAAAGGACATGTTGCTAAACTGGATATCAATGTACTTCTACTGAAGCACCCAGCACATAAGTTTGAAAACTTTGAAGAAGAGGTTCAGTATATTATTAATCATGAACGCAGAAATAAGTTCATAAGAAATCTTGCATTAGATCTCAAAGGAAATACTCTAGTTCTTTTCGCAAGAGTTGAAGGTCATGGTGAACCACTATATCACATGATAAATAATAATACGGTTGATGAAAGACAAGTATTTTTTGTCCATGGTGGAGTAGATACAAAGGATAGAGAACAAGTAAGGGAGATTACTGAAAAAGAAAATAATGCGATTATTGTTGCATCATACGGAACATTCAGTACAGGAATTAATATTAAAAATCTCCACAATGTCATTTTTGCTTCTCCATCCAAATCTAGAATTCGGAATCTCCAGTCTATTGGAAGGGTGCTTAGGAAAGGTAATAACAAGACCAAGGCAACTCTCTATGACATTGCTGACGACATATCCTACAAATCCAGGAGGAACTATACACTTAATCATCTAATCGAAAGAATTAAAGTTTATAACGAAGAGAATTTTAATTACGATATTGTAAACATACCACTAAAGAACTAATATGGGAGATGAATTTTACGCAATTATAAAACTAGTATCTGGTGAAGAAGTATTGTCACTTATTTCTATTGATGAGAATGATGGTGATCCTTTAGTTGTGATGCAGAATCCAATCACAATGAAACTTCTACACTCTCAAAATGGAATGCATGTTAAAGTTAAATCATGGATGGAATTAGCATCTGATGATTTCTTTATTGTAAGACCTGATAAAATTCTTACCATGACAGAGACTCATGATGAAAGAATGATTGAGATATATACTGACTATCTTGAGGACGAAGATGATATGGACGTTTATAAACCTCAATCTTCCTCTAATGAAAAACCTAAAGGTATTGTTAAACCTTCTAGAAAGATGGGATACTTATCAACTGTAGAAGAAGCAAGAAAGACTCTAGAGAATATCTTTAAACTTGAAGATACTAAAGAAAGCTAAGCCCCTCTCTTTAACCCTAACAAAGGTATTCTACTGATAATCAAGGGTTCTGTCAAGCCCCCTAAAAAGTGTGGTATAATTAATATAACTTATACTTTAAAGAGTAATGGATTATGCCAAAAAAGAAATCAGAACATTATGTAAACAATAAAGAGTTATTGGAGGCAATGATTGTCTATCGAACTAAGGTAGAAAAATCATACATGAAGACTTTCGATAAAGACCTCACTGAGTTTCCGAAACAGGAAAGAGGTAAGAGATGGGAAGGTAAACCACCAATTCCAAACTATCTTGGTGAGTGTTTTCTTAAGATTGCAACACACCTCTCATACAAACCCAACTTTGTGAATTACATGTTTCGTGAAGATATGATTTCTGATGGGATAGAAAATTGCGTACAATACATCCATAATTTCGATCCAGAGAGGTCAAAGAACCCCTTTGCATACTTTACTCAGATTATTCATTATGCCTTCCTGAGACGCATACAGAAGGAGAAGAAGCAGTTGGAAATTAAGACTAAGATTATTGAGAAGAGTGGATTTGATGAAGTTATGATGGTTGATGATAGCTTGCTTTCTGGGCATAGTTCAGAGTATAATAGTATCAAAGATGCGATCCAATATAAGAACCGATGATAAATAATATTGCTTATGTGTGTCGCAACTATAAGCAAAGGGGGGATACAAATCCCCTTTTTTCATATAAATAGAATTGCGGCACAGCATAAAGCAGATGACTAAAAAGGTTGTTCCTTGGAATAAGGGACTTAAAGGAGTTCAGAAACATTCTGAAGAAACTAAAAATAGAATGTCTAAAACTCGAAAGGGTAAAGGATACGGAGTTTCTGGCAAACCTCCTTGGAATAAAGGTTTAAAAACTGGGGCAAGAAGTGAAGAAACTAAAAGAAAAATATCAGAAACCTGCGAATTAAAAAGGGGATATGATATTTCTGAATGGAAAAGGTATAGAGGGAAATGCTCTTACTTGACGGAATTGATATATGAGGAGTATAATAACATAGTAAATCCAAATAATTACCGACGCACTATTGCTGGTGTAAGTTGTGGTTATCAACTCGATCATATACAATCTGTAAAAGAATGTTTTGATTTGGGATTGACTCCAGAATATTGCTGTAGATTGGAAAATTTGCAAATGCTGCCTTGGAAAGAAAATCGTAAAAAAAGTTCTAAATGAAAATAGGAATAATAACAGATACCCACTGGACGGCCAGGAAATCTTCTCGACACTTACATGATTATTTTCAGAAGTTCTATGACGACGTATTCTTTCCTACTTTAGAAGCAGAAGGAATTGATACTGTTATTCATATGGGAGATGCTTTCGATAGTCGTAAAAGTATTGATTTGTGGGGATTTGAGTGGACTAAGAAAGTAGTTTTAGATCCACTTAAAAAATATAAAGTTCATATGATTATTGGAAATCATGATACTTATTTTAAAGATAGAAATAGTGTGAACTCACCAGAACTTCTTTTGCAAAATTATTCAAATATTAAAACATATAGTTCTCCAACAAATACTAAAGTTGGTGATACTAATATGACTTTTATTCCTTGGATTTGTAGTGGAAACTATAATGAAACTATGAAGGTCATTAAGAATTCTAAATCAAAAATTGCCTTCGGTCATTTAGAGCTCAACGGATTTAGAGCTCATCGTGGCCACGTCATGGAAGACGGTATGGACAGCAAACTATTTGACAAGTTCGAAAAAGTATTCTCGGGACACTATCACACTCGATCAGACAACGGAAAAATCTTCTACTTAGGAAATCCTTATGAGATGTATTGGAATGATGTAAATGATACGAGAGGTTTTCATATCTTTGATACGGAAACCCTCACTCATACTCCAGTTAATAATCCTTATAAATTATTTTATAATATCTATTACGAAGATACCAATCATAAACTCTTCAATGCAACTGAATATGAAAACAAGATTGTAAAGGTTATTGTTCGTAAAAAAACAAAACCTAAAGATTTTGAGAAGTTTATTGATAAACTTTATACAGTTGGAGTTCATGATTTAAAGATAATTGAGAACTTTGAAATTCAAGAGTCTGAAAATTTTGATATTGATGAAGAGGAGAATACACTTTCAATTCTAAATCGTTATATTGATGAATCTGAATTTGATCTTGATAAAAACATTATCAGGGGTATCTTCCAAGATTTGTATAGTCAGGCTTGCGAAGTGGAGTAAATGTATCTTCTAACTCTCAAAGATGGTAAAGATGATGGTGCTTATGCCGTTCAGGATAATCACGGTAATAAAGTGTTATTTTTGTTTGAGGAAGAAGATGATGCTGAAAGATATGCTATGATGCTATATGACGAAGAAGATGCTGATATGGATATTGTAGAAGTTGACGATGACCTTGCTATAAAAACTTGTAAGCATTATTCATACAAGTATACGATTATTACACCTAATGACATTGTGATCCCTCCTAAGAATGATAACCTTCAAAAAGATTAGATATAAAAACTTTTTAAGTTCCGGCAATCAATTTACAGAGATTGACTTCCAACAACATCATACCAACTTGATTATTGGAACAAATGGTGCGGGTAAATCTACGATGTTAGATGCACTTACATTTGTATTATTCAATAAACCATTTCGTAAGATTAATAAACCACAACTTGCGAATGCCACAAATGAGAGGGATTGTTTAGTAGAGATTGAGTTCTCTGTGAATAGTCGTGACTATTTGGTTCGTCGTGGAATCAAACCAAATATCTTTGATATTGAGGTGAATGGTAATCCACTTCATAAGGAAGCAGATGATCGTGCCAATCAACGCATTCTTGAGGAGAGTATTCTTAAGGTAAATTATAAATCATTTACACAAATTGTAATCTTAGGTAGCAGTACTTTTGTA